ATAAAAAAAAATAAAGGAATACTTAAAAATAAAAATAAAAGATAATGCTTTTGGGGTACTATTCTATTTCTGCGAAATGTACTTATATTTTTCAATACCCCTAGAACCAAAATAAGCAACATAGGTTGTTATTAAAAGTGATTTAAGTAAATCAATCCATTCAGTAGCTACACCAAAATCTATTGCAAGGCTATCCATAAGAATTAATAACCAGGTTGATATTGTAAGAAAGATCAACATCATTGGTCTTACATTTTTTGATAACCAACTATCACTTGACATATCACTTGTCCAACGTTTAGAAACCTCTTGTAGTTCTATAATATCTAACTCAAGCAGTTTTAAGGCTTCTTCTTTGTCTTTAGGTGTAATAGCATCATCTTTGCTTATAAGACCACCTACAAGCTTTAAAATACCAGCATCGGGTACAACATCGCTAACACCACTTAATATTTTTGGTGCTACTTTGGTAAGAAATTTACCTACTCTAGTATCTTTAAACTTTTTTTTGCTTTTTCTTTTTTCCATTATTTTTGTTTAACAACCACCATTTATTTAAGGTATATCCGATTGTTACGGTAAGTAAAATAACCTTTAATACTACATCAACGTTTGTCATTGAAAATAAAAATGTTCCTAAATTTATAAGCAATGTTTTATAATCTGTTATCATTTCTTATCTATTTGTTTTAATTTGTTTATTGCCCACTCAACACCAGAAGTGCCACCCCAAGCATCCCACATAAGCCCACCACACCCATCTTTGTAAGGTACATCTTTATGTTGTTGATGTCTTTTAAAACTAGCCATTCTTGCTATAGTATCTCTTGAGATGTTTTCTTTTCTTGCTAATTGACCAGCACGTGTCCAACCTATTCTTGTGCCACAATTTGAGCCATTTTTTTCTTTGTACTTAATAGCTTTCTTTGCATTGTTAGATGCACTCTCTGGATAGTCATTATAGGTTTCAAGTTCTATCTCATAACCTTGAAAATTATGATAACAAATTGCTATTGCTTGCGATTTATCGTGATACTCCATTAGTTGAGGTACACACCTCATCATATAATCACTTTGCTTTTCGTTTGCTTTCTTTTTAGGTATTGGCATACTAGCAAGATTTACAATTAGAATAGGTGTGGTATATACCTGGTCGTTTAGTTACTAATATTTGTTGTCTGTTTTTGTCTTTGTTATATGAAACGTGTAACCATTTTGGTTCATTTCCAAATTCCCATATAAGTTGGTCAAAAACTAAATTGTCTTTTATCCAATAAAACATCTCTAAATTTGATTTACCGCCCATACTTGTAATATCAAAAGCTTCACCTCGTAGATGGCTGCTTCTTGGGGCGCCTTTTAAGGCAGTATTAAGTTCTAAAGACCTAAACATACTATTAACTTTAATTGGTTCACCTACCCACTCTCTTAATGGTTCAAACACCTTTTCAGCTAATAGCTTCATATTCTCAACTTGTTCATCATTTGGTTTATTCTTTATGCCGTATTGTTTAGCATAATTAGAACCAGTTGCCTCTTTGTATGATATGTGTTTACTTATTCTTTTCATCTGTGATTAATTTAAAAGTTCCATCTTGTAGGTTTACTTCTATGTTACCATACTTTTTTTCTAAATCCTTTTTACTTTGTTCTTGCTTCATAGCAAGTTCTGCAAACATATGAGATAATGTATGTGATTGCGTAGTTAATAAACCTAAATCGTGTAAGATTGCTTGTTTCTTCTGTTCTTGGTCTTTAAATGTTTTTAATTCGCTTTTTGATAGTTTCCCCATTATATAGTTTTTTGATTTAATCAAATATACTAATTAATCTTCATTTGGGTTAATACCATTTTCAATTAGCACTTCTAACCATTCTGTTTCATCTAAATAGTAATCAACCTCATTCCAATATGTATCCATACATTGGTTTGTATTTATAGAACCATAGGCTTTTATATTATCTCTTGTATCATCCCAACATATAAACCAAGTTTCTTCTGTAGGATAGCAAACGTTTGTACTTTTTAAATCTCCTTGCATAGTTTTATTTTTTATATACCACCGCCATCTGTGATTGTCCAGCCATACGTACTTACTAAAGTGTTTCTTGCTGCTTCTGCTGCACCACCTAGTGTGAATTGTGAATTACCAAAATTAATACTTACTGCAATAGTTATGCTTTGTGCCGCCCACCCTATTAATGTAGCATCATAATTAGATGTAGATAAACCAGTATCTTTAAAAATATCTGCCGCAGTTGCAACACTCGTTATATCCCAACCCGCTAAACTTTGGTCAAAAGAAAAACTATTTCTTCTAAACATATTCGATATGGTTGTAACGTTACCAATATTCCAACTACCGATTGGTTGGTTAAACGTCAAACAATCGAAAAACATACCATCTATTCTTGTTACATTACTTATATCCCAAGATGTAATATTTTCATTAAATTGTTCTGCATTTCTAAAAGAATTTTCCATCCTCGTAACGTTGCTTGTGTCCCAATTTGCTAAACTTGATGCACTAGATAACAAATTACAATTTTGAAATATTTGTGCTATTGTTGTTACAATACTTAAATCGGGAGTATCTGTTGCACTAATTGTTGTTAATTTACTACAAGCTAAAAATGATTTTGCGAAACTTGTCCAAGTACCAGTACCCCAATTTTTAATTTCTATAAGTTTTTGTTTGTCACCACCGTTATTAAAATTAAATGTACAATTATTTGTTGGTGTTACTGAAACATCATAAGTACCAGCAGTTGAATATGTGTGAGTAGTTGAACCGCTTTGTCCAGTATCTGTAGTTCCATCACCCCAATCAACATCATAATCACCCGTCCAAGGCAAAGTAAATTGGTCATCATTAGACGTGCCAGTATTGTTTGTTTTTACTGATATAACAAATCTTGTTTCTGCTGGTGTGCAACCAGAAAAAGGTTTATAAATAATACCCCAACCAATGTCATTACAAGCGCCTTTACCCCAAAAAGATTTATTGTATATATCGCTTCCTATCATTTTGTTTATTTTTTTTCTTTAAAAAAGTTTTTAGCTTTTTAATATTTTTTGCTTTTGGTTTGTAACTCATAATCTTAAAGTACCCATCCATTAAATGTTGCTTCATAACTAGGAAAAATATCATCGTTTACATTGTTAGTGTACTCTGGATATGTTGTTTGGTTGAAACTCATAAAGTCAATAAATCTTCTTGAGTACCATTCTGCATTGGTTCTTGCTTTCTCAACTAAAAAATCAACCTCGTTTTTATCTACGTTTTGTGCATTTTCAGATGTGTGCTTATATACACCACCGTTTTTAATTTGGTAAGCTGCAAAAGGGATATAGTTTGATTGTGCATACCAGATCAACATACTTACAATAAAATCATTTAAAATAGTTTTCCATCTTGCATTAGCTGGTAAATCAATCCCAGCAACAATAGCAGCAGTTAAACCATCGTACATATTTGTACCAATAATTTGTTGTATGTCTATCTGTTGTGCGATCTTGATAAACTGAATAAACTTGTCAGTATCTACATTACCATCAATGATAGAGTTTCTTACTAAATCGGTTCTATTTATAAATAATACTGTTGCCATATTTATCGGTTTAAAAACCCCTCGTTGGGCATATTAATTGGTTTTGTTCCTACTAGTGGATTGTTTTTTTCTGGTCTAAACCCTTTTCGTCTTGCTTCTGCAACACTTATTTTAGGTGCGTTAGGTGACTTAACATCAATACGTTTATCTTTTGGTGTGTACATATACGTTTTTCTAGCCCAGTAATGATGGCAAGCACCTCCGCCTTTATAAAACCAAATAGAGTAGCCACTTGACTGCTTACCTTTTTCTGCCCAACCATAGTTTAACTTTACACTATCCATTTTAATAATATCTTCTTTGCGATATATCTTCGCAGCTGAAACCATTTTTTTGCAAAAGCTTCTTGATACATCTTTGCCATCTGAAATGGTATCTCTTAATGGTGCGTATTGATAACGTACTTTAAATTTCATACCCTCAAAATCTTCATCTTGTTTTGATTTTGAGTTGGGTCTTGCAGTACCAGTAGATACAAATTCCCATATTTTTGATAATGTACTTTTATCTTTTTTGTTTAGTTGGTCAATTTGGTAATCTAATGCTTGTTCATCATTATAATCAACTTTTCTTTCATCGATTAATTGCCATTCACTTAAATCTTCATCTTCACCAAATTCTTCCATAAAGTTATCTAGTTCGGTTCTAGTTACTTCATCGTGTGTTTTACAAGGCATATAATAAACAACACCATCTTCTTCGTGTTCGTGGTAACCCTCACAACCCTGTTCTTTGGCTTTTGCTTCTGCTTCTTCTATTGTCTTATAAGCATCTTTGCCGTCTATCTTTTTAAGATTAACCGTCATTTCAACACCCGTTTCTTCTTCTATTGTTTCTTTGTCTTGTAAGCTTTGGTCTACTTCTGTAAACTCTAGTGGCTGTAAGGTCGTAAAGTATAGGTTTAAGGCTATATCATTGTATGCTAGTATTTGGTCAAA